ACGCCGCCAAGTTGGACGCGATCCTGCGGGAGGTCGACACCGGTTCGCCCGACGTCCAGCAGCTGCTGGCCGACCTGGCCGACGAGGCCGGGCTGTACCAGGACGAGGCGAAGGAGATCGTCGAGGACGAGATCCCCGAGCCGCCGGCCGATCCGATCACGAAGCCGGGCGACCTGTGGATTCTCGGGCGGCATCGGTTGTTGTGTGGGGACAGCACGAAGGCAGAGGATGTGGCGAGGTTGATGGATGGAGAAAAGGCCGATATTGTCTTCACAGACCCTCCGTATGGCGTTAGCGTGCTGGGTGGAAAAAATAACAGCTCAATAGCTGGGGATATTTCTCAAGTAGCGATACCATTTTCCTTCGACCTTGCTTGCACCGTTGCAACAAAAGACGATGCAAGGCTTTATTTTTGTGGTGCAGAAACAAACATCGGAATGTATGCAAAGCTATTTGAAAGATTTTGTAGGCAGTCGCCACGCCATTTGATTTGGGTCAAGAACGGTTTTGTAATAAAGCCCAACGGCTACCATAATCAGTACGAAGTTATTTTCCACGGATATAAGCCAAGGGGCGGCGGGCTAAACAAATGGTTTGCAGGACGCACCGAGCATGAGGCTTCTGATATCTGGAGGATTAACAGAGACCCTTCGTCCTCTTATGAACATCCAACACAAAAGCCAGTCGCGCTGCCTGCCAGGGCAATCGCTAATTCATGCCAGCCAGATGGCATTGTTTACGAACCATTCTGCGGGTCAGGCTCAACCCTCATCGCCGCCGAGCAACTGGGCCGCAAGTGCTACGGCATGGAGATCAGCCCGCAGTATTGCGACGTGATTGTGAAGCGGTGGGAGACGCTGGACGACGTCCTGAAGCGTGCCATGGAGAAAGAACGCGAGTTGCGAAAGCAGCTGCGTTCGATCACCCAGGCCCGGCGTCAGGTCGCAGGCGGCGACGCATCGTCGTACGCGGCCCACAAGGACCGCACCGCTGCCAGGCAGTCCGAGATGTCCCTGAGCGGCCGTTCGATCGGCGAGCTGCCGGCCGTTCAGAATCAGAAGCGCCGCGAGTCTGCGGCGACAGACTTTCGGGTGTTCTGCGAAGTGTACATGCCCGAGGCGTTTTGCCTGGCGTGGTCTGCCGATCATTTGACCGCGATCGCGAAAATCGAAGGTGCAGTCTTGCGTGGCGAGCTGTTTGCGTTCGCCATGCCGCGCGGCAGCGGCAAGACCACGCTGATCGAAGCGGCCGCGCTGTGGGCCATGCTGTACGGGCACTGCCCGTTCGTGGCGATCATTGGCGCTGACCAAGCGGCGGCCACGACGATTGCCGACAGCATAAAGGCCCAGGTCGAAAACAACGATCTGCTGCTGCAGGACTTCCCTGCGGCCTGCTATCCGGTGCGGTGTCTCGACCGCATCGCCCAGCGTGCCAAGGGCCAGCTGTACCACGGACGTCCGACCGATATCGACTGGTCCGCCGACCAGATCACGCTGCCATGGATACCGGGCGAGCCGTCCGCCGGCGCGTGCGTCAGGCTGTCGGGCATCACCGGCCGCATCCGCGGCATGAAACACACCAGGCCCGACGGCAGCAGCATTCGGCCGTCGCTTGTGCTGATCGACGACCCGCAGACCGACGAGTCCGCGTCGAGCCCGTCGCAGTGTGCCACGCGCGAGAAAATTCTCAGTGGTGCGATCCTGGGCCTGGCAGGTCCGGGCACCCGCATCGCGGGCCTGTGCACGATCACGGTGATTCGCACCGACGACCTGGCCGACCGCTTGCTGGACCGCACGCGGCACCCGGCGTGGCAGGGCGAGCGGTCGCAGCTGGTCTACGACTGGCCGACGGCCGATGACCTGTGGCTCGAATACGGCGAGCTGCGTCGTAGTGGCCAGCGAAGCGGAGCGGGCACGGCCGAGGCCGACGCGTTTTACGCGCAACGCCGAGACGAGATGGAAGCCGGTCACCGTGTGGCGTGGCCTGAGCGGGTTAACGACGATGAGCTGTCGGCGATCCAGCACGCGTGGAATCTGCGGATCGACCGCGGCGACGCGGCGTTCTTCGCCGAGTATCAGAATCAACCGCTGTCCGAGCACGTCGATAGCGACAAGCTAGACAAGCGGCAGTTGGCCGCAACAAGTGCCGCGATTCACGGTGCCTGCCGGCCATCACCGGCTAACGGCGTTTATCGACGTGCAGGACCGCGTCCTGTTTTGGCTGGTCGCGTCGTGGTCCGAATGTTTTGGCGGCCATGTCGTGGCCTACGGTGTGTACCCAGACCAGGGCGTGAGTTTCTTTGAAGCGGGATCCGCCAAGCGCACCCTGGCCCGTGCGTCACCTGGCGTCGGCTTTGAGGCGGCGTTGTCTGCCGGTCTCGATCGTGTTGCCGAGATGCTTTTGTCTCGAGACTGGCACCGCGAAGACGGCACGGCCATTCGGATTTCGCAAATGATGATCGACGCCAACTGGGGGAAGTCCACGCAGACCGTGCGCACGTTTGCACGTCGATCGCCCATGGCCAGCCTGCTGTTGCCCAGTCACGGCCGCGGCATCGGTGCGTCTGGAACACCGCTGAGCGACAAGCATCGCACGCGCGGCGATCGCATCGGACTTAACTGGCGGATCAACACTGTCCAGAAACAGCGGTCTTGCACCTATGACACAAACTTTTGGAAGACGTTTGTTGCATCGCGGCTTCGGCTGCCCACCGGCGATCCCGAGGCGATCCTGTTTCACCAGGGAGACCACGACCTGCTGTTTGACCACCTGACCAACGAATACCCGGTGAGGGCCGAGGCCCGCGGGCGAGTGGTCGACGAGTGGAAGCTGTCGGGCACCCGTTTTGAAAATCATTGGTGGGACTGCCTGGTCGGCGCTGCGGTGGCTGCCAGCATCCAGGGTGTCGAGCCGCCGGCCACTGACGTGGGCCACCGCCAGCGTCGCAAAGTGGCCATACCTGCTGGGGCCGACGGCCGGCGGCGGATCACGGTCACGCGTCGCAGCGCTTAGCCACACCCCCTGCGTGTTTTAGTCACCTGTCTCGTACCGTCGGCATATGCCAGACGAAATACGTGACAAGATCGACGAGAACGCCCGCAGCCCGCGGCGCGTACGCACTGAGGCCGGCGAGGTCGAGGCGCAGAATCTGCGCGACCAGATCGAGGCCGACCGATACCTGGCCGGCAAGGACGCCGTAACCAACGCAGCCAATCGCACTAAGCGCGGTTTGCGATTTAACAAGATCATCCCTCCTGGGTCGCTCTAGTGTTTGGACTGTTTAGCAAGCCTCGGCCGACGAAAGCCGTACCGCCCCAGCGGGTGCGTGCTCGCTTTGACGCGGCCGAGAGCAGCGAAGACCGGCGGCACTGGGCCAACGCTGACGCCCTGAGTGCCGATGCCGCCCTGGCACCGATGAAGCGTCGCGAGATGCGGAATCGGGCGCGCTACGAAAGAAACAACAACAGCTACCTGGCCGGCATCTCGGCCACCCTGGCGTCCGATTTGATTGGCACAGGCCCGCGGCTGCAGCTGGACACCGGCAGCGTTCAGGCAGATCGTGAAATTGCCCGCGCGTTTTTCGACTGGTCGTGGGAGATCGACCTGGCCGGCAAGTTGAGGACGATGCGTGAGGCGATCGTCACCGACGGCGAGGCGTTTGGCCTGCTGATTAACAATCAGCGGCTGTCGACTGTGCAACTCGACCTGCGGCTGGTCGAAGCCGAAATGGTGGCCACGCCGACTGAGCTGATGGCACAGTCGGTCTCGATCGACGGCAGCACGGTCGACGGCATTGAGTTTGACGCGACGGGCAACGTGACCGCCTACCAGCTGCTGACATACCACCCAGGTAGCAACTACCGCATCAACAACCTGCAGTTTCGCCGTGTCCCGGCGTCGCAGATGGTCCACTGGTATCGCAGCGTGCGGCCGGGCCAGCACCGCGGCATACCCGAGGTTGCCCCTGCCTTGCGGCTGTTTGCGCAGCTGCGTCGGTACACTGAGGCTGTTATTGCAGCTGCCGAGACGGCGGCCGACTTTGCGGCGTTTATTCACAGCAACTCGCCAGCCGCAGAGGTCGACGAGGTCGACGCGTTCGCCAGCATGGAAATTGAAAAGCGTGCGCTGGTGACGCTGCCCGAAGGCTGGAACGTGTCGCAGCTAAAGGCCGAGCAGCCCACCAGTACCTACGGCATGTTCAAGCGCGAGGTGGTGAACGAAATCGCCCGCTGCCTGCAGCTGCCCTATAACGTCGCGGCGCTCGATTCGTCGTCCTACAACTATGCGTCCGGCCGCATGGACCACCAGGTCTACGGGATGACGCAACGCGTCTACCGCGACGAGCTTGAGCGTGTTTGCCTGGACCGGCTGTTTAGCGCGTGGACTGCCGAGGCCGGCCTGGTCGGCCTGATCCCTGACGGCCTGCCAGCGTTTAGCGAATGGAACTGGTCGTGGGTGTGGGACGGTAAAGATCACGTCGACCCAGCCAAGGAAGCCAACGCCGCCGAGACGCGGCTGCGGACCATGACCACCACCCTGGCGAGCGAATATGCACGGCAGGGCAAGGCTTGGGACGTCGAGCTGCGGCAGATCGCAGCCGAGCGGCAACTGATGGCCGAGCTAGGTCTGTCGATAGGCGATGCACCACCACCGCGGCCGACGGTCGACGAGCAGCTGGAGGAGGTCGCCAATGGATGACTGGAGCGAATTCGACGACGACGAGGCCAGCGGCTTGCTGATCGACCTTACGGAGCTGTGACATGAGCGAACACATAAAACTAGCGACCGACGTCACGTTTGTGGCTGCGGCCAACAAAGACGAGTCAGCCCGCGCGAAGTTTCGCATCGTGGCGTATACGGGCGCACCTATCCGCCAGGGCTGGAGTAAAGAGCCGGTCGTGATTGATCTGGCGGGAATGCAGCTTCCGGAGACCGTGCCTGTCGTCATGGGCCACGACTACGCCCTTGGAAGCATCCTCGGCCAGGGCCGACCGCAGGTCGTCGACGGCCAGCTGATTGTCGAGGGCGAGATCATGGCTGACAACGACAACGCCCGCCAGGTGCTCGCCCTAGCCGCGGCCGGCTACCAGTGGCAGGCCAGCGTCGGTGCCGACGTCGGCCGCCACCTGCGGTTTGGGGAAGACCAAGCCACCACCGCAAACGGGCAGACCATCACCGGGCCTGTCCGAGTCGTCCGGGCGTCCACGCTGCGTGAGACGTCGTTTGTAACCCTGGGGGCCGATCGCAGCACGGCCGTCTCTATCGCGGCTGAAGACGCCGCAGAGGAGTCCACTATGGCGGCTGACGCCAACACGAAGCCCGCGGACGAGGTGATCGACACCCCGGCCGTGGCGGCCACGGCGGACGTCGCCGTGGATGGCACCACCCAGGTCGTAGCCGACGACGCCAGCAAGCTGGCCGCGACGGTCGCCGACCTTACTGAAAGGGTCGAAAAAATGACCAAGCTCCTGGCCACGCGCGACGAGCGGGCGGCCGCACCGGCCGTGCATATCGTCACCGCCCCCGAGCACACCAATGAGATTATCGAGGCATCGTTTGCGATGCAGGGTGGCCTGCCGAACGTCGAGGACCACTACGACGACAAGGTGCTCGAGGCTGCCCACAAGGCCCGCCGCGAGCTGAGCCTGGGCGAAGTCCTGCTGCGTGCTGCCGAGGAGAACAACTACGACGGGCCACGGCGCATCACGTCCGCGACCCTGCGTCCGATCCTGGCTGCCGCGTGGGCCACCCACGACATCAGCGGCATCCTGTCCGCCACGGTGAACAAGTTCCTGCTGGCAGGCTTCGACGGTGTCGAGCAGGCGTGGCGTCAGATTTCGGCGACCCGTGCGGTCAATGACTTCAAGACCATCACGAGCTACAGGCTCAATGGCGGTTTTAAGTTCGACAAGATCCCCAACGGCGGGGAATTGAAGATTGCCGCAGCGTCTGAAGAAGAGCGGACCATCTCGGCCGACACCTACGGGATCATGACGTCCGTCACGAGGACGGATTTGATCAACGATGACCTGGGTGCCCTGACTGCGGTGCCGCAGCGAATCGGTCGCGGCGGTGCCCTGAAGCTGAATGACGTTTTCTGGGCATCGTTCCTCGATGACGCATCGTTTTTCACCACGGGCCGGAAGAACCTGATGACCAGCGGCACCACGCCCGCTGCAGGTGCTCTTTCGCTCGCCAATCTGAAAAACGTCGTCAAGACGTTCAGGAAGCTGAAGGACCCAGACGGCAATCCGCTGGCTGTTGAGCCACGGATCCTGATGGTGCCTGTGGACCTCGAGGTCGACGCGCTGGAAATCATGGGATCATCCCTGATCCAGAGCGGTAACACCGCCGGCCAGCCCGAGCGGAATGTGTTGGCCGGCCGTTACCAGGTGGTTGCCTCGACCTACCTGACCAACGTGACCGACTACTACCTGCTGGCCAGCCCTGCTGACCTTCCGGTGATGGAGGTCGCATTCCTTAACGGCGTGCAGAGCCCGATCGTCGAGACTGCCGACGCAGATTTCAACGTTCTGGGCATCCAGATGCGTGGGTATTTCGACTTTGGCGTGTCCAAGGCCGAGTACCTGGCCGGCGTGAAGGTCGACGTCTGATCATGGCCGGCAGGCGGGCGACGTGCTCGCCTGCCGGCATTCCAACCACCATTCCATGAGGGTTTTCCAATGTCAGTGACTATCCAGGACGGCAAGTTTCTCGATTACACGGCCGGCTCGACCATTGCCGCCGGCGACGTGGTCGTAATCGGATCGCTTGTCGGTATTGCCCCACGTCCCATCGCCAACGGTGCCGACGGCGTTGTGCAGGTCGAGGGCGTGTGTGCCCTGCCAAAGCCAGACGCCGGCAGTGGTGCCGAAACGATCGAGGCCGGTGCCCAGGTGCTGTACTACGCCACCAGCGGCATCGCCAACACTGTGACCGGCACTGCAGCCGGCTACGCCGTGGCTGAGGCTGTGACCGGCAGCGCGACGGTCAACGTCAAGCTCGAGCGATAAGAAGACTCCCCGCAACCCGCCGGCTGGCCGCGTCGCTACCCGCGCCGCCGGCTGGGCTGTGGCGGACTAGGAGGTGATTGTGGCGGACATGCTTGCCGATGGTGCCGCGTGGTTGGCCGGCCAGCTGAAGTCCGCAGCGGGCCGGTCCGTCACGTTTATTCGTGCAGGACAGTCTGCAACAGTCATCGCCACGGTCGGCAACAGTGTGTTTGAGAGCCAGAGCGAGTCGGGCGTGATCGAGCGGTT